AGCGGAACAACTACTACAGTTAACTCTAACACTGTGGCGATTGCAGACAACATCCTTACTTTGAACAGTGATGCGACTGGTACTCCAACGCAAAACGCTGGTATCGAAGTAGAACGTGGCGATGATGCAAACGTTCAAGTTCGTTGGAACGAAGGTTCTGATAAGTGGACATTTACTAATGACGGCGCAGCTTACTTCCCAATGGCAGTTGGTACAGACGACTTAGCTGAAGGTTCTACAAACTTGTATTTCACAACTACACGTGCTCGTGCAAGTTTAAGCGCAACTACTGCAAGTGGTGTTTCTTATAACAGCGCAAGTGGTGTAATTAGTATTGGTGGAATTCCAAATACTAGTTTGTCAAATAACAGTATCACTATCAACGGTGCAAGTGTTGCATTAGGTGGTTCACGTACATTAGGTACAGATGATGTTGCAGAAGGCACAGCACAATATTTTACTACTGCTCGCGCACGTAGTTCAGTAAGCGTAAGTGGTTCATTAGCATACAACAGTACAACTGGTGTAATTAGCTACACTACTCCAACTACAATTGCTAGTATTAGTAACCATGCAACTACTGACTTGGCTGAAGGTACAAACTTGTATTTCACCAATGCTCGTGCAGTTAGTGCAAACACAAGTGCAATTGCTACTGCTAAGAGTGAAGCAATTAGTGCAGCCGCAACAGATGCAACTACTAAGGCAAATGCTGCTCAAGCAGCCGCTATTAGTACAGCCGCAACAGACGCAACTTCTAAAGTAGCTGCTGAAGCTACTGCTCGTGATGCTGCTATTGCTGCTGCTGTCGCATTGAAAGACAACACAGACGAAATTACTGAAGGTTCAACAAACTTGTACTTCACTAATGCTCGCGCACGTAGTTCAGTAAGTGCTGGTACTGGTATTACTTACAACAGTTCAACTGGTGTTATTTCTAATGCAGGCGTATTGAGCATCAACGGTGGAACAGGTGCTAAAACACTTGCACATTATCATGCAACATACCAAACAGTTACAGCCGTACAAGAAACTGCAAACGTTTCAGGCGCAGTTAACTTTACATTCAGCGATTTAAGCGGCAGCGTACACCACATGGTGTTATTAAACCGTATGCCATTACGTCCAACAGAGTACAGCGTCAGCGGTACAACATTGACTATTGCTAGTGGTTTCGGTCTAATAGAAGGCGACGAAATCGAAGTAACAGGAAGTAAATTAGCTTAATATAAACTAGTCAAAGGCAAGAGGTCGACATACCTCTTGCTGATGTGCTGATTTAATCAGCAGCTCTGGGAACAAATGATTGTGTCCTTCGAACTAGTTAAACCCCTTTAAGGAGGATCAAAAAATGTCTTCAAAACGCGAATTACGAAGTGCTGGATCTACTACAGCACAAAATCTTGACTCAACAAAAACCTACAAGTATAACTCTTCAGGTGCAATTGTTGAATCGACAGGTACCCCATCTGGTACAGATATTGTTTTCTCTGGTAGTAAGTCTAGCTTACGCCGTATTGCAGATTTAGAGCGTAACCTTTCTATTCTTGCTGCCAAAGCACTTACAGACGACGGTTCTGGTTCTGGTGAAACAGGCGACGTCGACTATGCTAAAAAAGCAGGGCAATGGAGCACATCCCGTACATTAGCTTTGACAGGTGATGTCACAGGTACCGCATCTATTGACGGTTCTGGTAACGTATCATTGTCTACTACAGTAGCAGCTAATTCAGTTGCACTTGGTACAGATACAACTGGTAACTACATGGTTAACGTTTCTGCAGGTACTGGTATCAGTGTAAGCCACACACAAGGTGAAGGCTCTACTGCTACAATTAATTCTACAATCACTCAGTACACAGACACATTAGCAACTGCCGCAGCTCGCGCAGCTCATAGCGCGGGCGCTGGTATTAGCTATAACAGTTCAACTGGCGCGATTGCTTCTACTATTACTCAGTATACAGACGCACTAGCAGTTTCTGCTAATGCGAGTGCAATTGCTACTGCTAAGACAGAAGCAATTACCGCTGCTGCAACTGATGCAACTACTAAAGCAAATGCAGCTCAAGCAGCCGCTATTGCCGCAGTAACAAACGGTGCCGGTGCTGCATTTGACACATTGAAAGAAATTCAAGATGCAATGGCTACTGACACAGAATTGTCCGCTGCTATCGCTGCTATTTCTAACGTAGCAAGTGCAACTAAGTTACAAACAGCTCGCACTATCAGTGGAGTTGCTTTTGACGGTACTGCTAACATCACATTGGCAACAAGTGGTATTACTGAAAGCGGTAACCTGTACTACACTGATGCTCGCGCACGTGCCGCACACAGCTTCACAGCTGGTTCTGGTGCTTACAACAGTACAACTGGTGTAATTACAATTCCAACTAACACTAACCAATTGGCAAACGGCGCTGGTTTCATTACTGGTTACACTGAAACTGACACATTAGCAAGCGTTACAGCTCGTGGTGCATCAACTTCATCAGCATTGAGTACAGGTGCTTTGACAGTATCAGGCGCAATTACTGCTACTGGTGAAGTTACAGCTTACTACTCTGACTTGCGTTTGAAGACAAACATTGTTCCAATTGCTGATGCACTTGCAAAAGTCGAAGCAATCAACGGTGTTACATTCGATCCAAACGCAGCGGCATTGGCATTGGGTATTGATGACCGTCACCAAATGGGTGTTATTGCTCAAGAAATTGAAGCAGTCGCTCCTGAATTGGTATGTGACTCTGCATTCGCAGGCTACAAGACTGTTCGTTATGACAAGCTAACAGCATTGTTAATCGAAGCGGTTAAAGAGCTAAGTGCAAAAGTTAAGACTCTTGAAGCACAAATCGGCACAAAGGGCGAACTATAATAAGTTAGCTAAAACGGGAAAGAAATTTCCCGTTTTGTCGATTCAATTATTTTAGATAAATAATTCAACAGGAGAATTACAAATGGCAGTTTTACCAGCAACGGGCACCGAAATTGTTATGGGTAGGGTCAGAAAAGCATATAACAATACTGCCGCGGCAGCAGGCCAGAACATCACGTTAAGTGGTACCCTGGGTGCATACCGAGGACAGTCTGCAGGAACTCAAATTAGTTTAAGTTCACGCTTTGGCGGACAAACAACCCCATACGCTTATTAAGTTAAGATAACAAACTATAAATACCTCGAACATTTCGAGGTATTTTTATGGCTACAAAAAAACAGACAAACAATTTAAAAAGACTAATGGATCTTACTCCATTCCCGGTTCCAAGTAATTATGAACTTGAGAACTTTTATGCGTCCAGTGCAGGCGTATCTTTCCCACGCAGAATTATTGAAGTAGTAAATCAAATTAGATATTTTGAAAGCTCTACTCCAGAATCAGCATTTGATAAATCCGTCAAGGAAGCAAACATCCAAACACTAACTTCGTATCTTGAAAAATATGATTTAGATAGCTTATGTGAATCAGTGGAAACATGGGAACAAACTGAGGCAGAGTATTGGATAGATCATCTGGGCAAAACAGCGGCAGTTGAACTAATCGCCGAAGGAAAAATTAGCAAACACACTATGGAAAAAATGACCAAACTTCCAGAAGAAGGTTACATTAAGGCAAGCCAACTATGTGTGCAATTAGCTAATGCTATTAGGACTACTACAATAAAAGCCGAAGAAGCAATTGGTATTATGCAAGAACCTACGCCGCTAGTCGCCGCCGCGCCCACTAAAAAAGCAAAAGGGCTTAACCTGAAAAATCTATGAGCATTTTAGATTCTTTAGCTAAGAAATATACCTCGCTAAAAATCGCAGTATGTATTCCTGCTCGGGACCAAATGCATACTGCGACTAGTTATTGTTTGTATAACCTAAGTCAAGTACTGACTAGATTAAACATTGATAATAAATTGTTCATAAGTTCCGGAACTCTAATAGTGAATCAACGACACGAGTTGGTAAAGTCAGCACAGGAATGGGGAGCAACTCATGTTATGTTCATCGACAGTGACATGGAGTTTACACCATCCTGTGTATTAGATTTAATCAATCGAAATGTAGATGTAATTGCAGCGGCATATAGTAAAAGAGTTGAACCTTTTGTAACTACTGCATGGAATAAGATAGATGATTGGGACAGTCACATTATAGAAGCAACAGGGGATGTTGTATTGTGTGAAGCAGTAGCAATGGGCTTCATGCTAATTAAAATGTCAGTGTTTGATAAAATACCATTGCCGTGGTTTAAACTAGGTTGGTATGATGGACAGTATGTCGGGGAAGATATTGAATTTTGTAGAATGATGCTGGAACAGAAAATTCCGCTGTACTTGGACACGCAAGTAACGCAGCAATTAGGACATCTTGGAACTTCTAGTTTTAAAGTTGATCTCGATAGTTAATCAACCCTTGCCATTTCTTTCGCCACTTGCTTAATCTAGTGATATTGTAATCGGCAATCATTACATAGCAGTCTGAAGTTTCCATAGCCTTCAACTGCAATCTTAAATCATCATTAACGGAGTTGACGAGGATGTTTAATGTATAATCATCTTTGTTCAGCAACGTAGCAATTATAGGATGATTCATTTGGTCTAAACATAGATAACGCCTAGCCTGCAAGTACCATCGTTCGGCGTATGATATTTCTGGTCTATATAACGTATTGAGGTATGGATTTTGTAACCTATAATCCCAGCAATGCCTGAGGTCTATAGATTTAATTGACTGAAGTTTAATCGGCTTCTTTGGGAATGGTAATATCTCTGCTGGCATTTTTCTTATCGATCCATTGACAGAAAGTTTCGAACTTCCTAATCAGTCTAGAACTAGACAGCATTTGTCTTGTCTTCGGATGCAGCGGGCTAGGCAACTCGGATATCGGAGTCCATGCGTATCCAGAATTTTCCCAATTTAACTTAGGAGAAAATTCTTTGTCCACAACTACGATATACGTGTCGTATATAAAGTCCTTACTGCGACTTTGATATCTATGCAACGGAGTAACTTTATTAATAGTCACTGCGCCTAGTTCTTCTTTGATTTCTCTAATTAACGCATCGTGTGGCAGCTCGTCTTTTTCTAGCTTACCGCCACAAAAAGTCCAAGTGTTAGGATAGGTTTCCTTCTTAGAGCGCAACACAGTCAACACGTTTCCTGTGCGCTCACTAACTATAATTCCACCTACTGCTTTATACTGCTTCACAAATACAATCTCCACCAACCTGATCTATATGTACCTTCGTAAGCACTGATCCACTGCCCGGATCTCCATTCATAGATTAAGTTCGTCATGCTATTTAACACGAAGGCACTTGAATTGCCACTAGCAGAAAAGCTGATAGTCCATGTTGATCCGTTGTAGGATATAATGTCATTGGCTTTTGCACCAACTCCGGTCCACGCAGGAATATCAGGAGTGTCTGCTAAAATTAAATAACGTTGTCCAGTTACTGGTACTGCTAAGCCTTTACCAGGAGCAGACTTAGTTGGGTCAATGATAGCACTTACTGCTGACTGTGTTGTAGTAGGTAGTGTATCCTCGTCTATACTTAAAAATACTTTGTTGCCTTGGACAGGACTAATCTCAGTCATAACAGCAACAATATCAACTGAAGTATCAGTTGGGTCTATTCCTCGTCGTACTCTTAGCTGGCTGATTCCTGGTCTAAATTCTCCGTAAGGCTGTAGAGCTTTTTCCCATGTCAACGGCGACCCGTCTTCAAATAGTGCAGATCCATTTTTGTCTAATAGTAATGCACTATCGCCTTCGATTTTAACTTGCAACTTTAAGTTTTCAAATCCAGTGATAACCCATTGCTTATTTGGAATTGGATCATTTGGAACCCAATCTAACGAATCATTCTCTTGCATCTTTTTAATTTGATTCAATACCGTGTGGATTAGAGTTTGACGTTTTACTTTAGCAGGCGGGTTAATAAAAATTGGTATAGTAAAGTTTAGTGCAGCAACGTCAATGATGTCGTCAGTACCGCTAGGAATCTGTCTGACACTCCATACAAGGTTTACTAGTTCAGTGTAAGTTAGTCCAGTCCAGTCAAATGGGTTGTCATTGATTTGCAAGTTAATGCTAGGATTAAACAATACTAGCAACTGTTCAAGCAACTGTAATTTTTGGTCAGTGTTGCTAGTCCATATATCAACTTGCACTGTCAAGTCGTAAGGAACAGGCATGTAGCGTTCAACAGTGTATGTGCTACCTACTTCACCGTCAATGTACTGTCCAGTAGAATAGTCATACTTCTTTTCATATACTTGTACCTTGTCGACGTGTGTAGGTGTTTGCCTGCGTTCAGGGCTAATAGTCATGTCAGTGACATAGCAGCTAATAAACGGAACAGTGTTAATCATGTTCTCGCTTTGGTTTTTCATAATGTGTGCAGCCATGCGGTTGATATCACCGTAGCGTACTGGCACTTGGATGTAGCTTACTTCACCGTGTCTGTCTTTTCCGGTCCTAACTGAAAATTCACCTAGCAATCGCATGAATTGAGTCAAGTACCGTCTTATTTGTTCATCGTAAAAAAATTGCATATTATTTGTCCGTTTTTGGTCTTATGACTTGGCTTAATGCTTGGCGTACTGGAACTTCTTCATTGCCGATAACCGTTGTTGCGGTGTTGTTGACAAATGGTCCAGCATTGAATACTCTATCTCGCATAGTTGCAGTATCATTGTATTCGCTGACTCGTTGCCATCTAGTGCCTCTATAAACGAACATCGCGTTTGGCATATAGTCAGTTCGAACAAAGAAGTCGCCTTGTGATGGAGCCATTGGAAAGCTATTGCCTTGTTCGACTTGTTCTCCGTGATCGTATACTGGTGACTTAGTAGTATCATTGACCAAGTTGCTAGTATCGTCTTGGTATTTTGGAACAGCTTTTTCACCAGCCGCAATAATAGCATTGGATATTTTTAATTCTGTTTGATATGTGCTTAATGCATCTTTCAATGTATCAATCCCGTTGTCTGCATCTTGTTGTAAAATGTCTCGATATTCTTGGGCATCAGTCATTGGGCTGGCTTTGATTCGCCAAATATGAGGGAACCAAGTTTGACTGAAACCTTCTGCTGCCCTGCTAGCATCTTGCACAACATAAAATTTATTTACTGCTGGCTTGCTTTGGTCCAATAACAAATCATCTCGAACGTGCGGGAATTCTAAGACATCACCTGCCATTAGTTTTCGTCCCATTCGTTGGATCATGTCGTTGATGTGGAACGTGACGTAAATGGTGTCAGCACTTAAAAACAAACCGAATTGAGTTAAGTCGAAGTCTTGATCACCTACATTGTATACTCCGCGAAGTTCGTAAACATCCGGGTCGTAAATTCTATCCCTGTTTTCCAAGAATAACAAATCTTGGATTTTTGTTTCGTCTAACACATCGTCGGCTGCATAGTTTGGACGTGTCGGATCATTGCTGGCACCTTGGTCAGCAGGTTGTAAATATTTGTGTACTAAAACACTAGTACCGCCGATCATAAATTGTTCACGGATAATTTTATCCATGAAGTGAAAATCATTGGTCTTTTCGTTTTTCCATAAGCTAAGTCTTGGCATACAGCTATTTACCTTAAGTTTGTAATTGGCTATAAATTGACGTTAATTCATTTTGGTGTTATAATAGTTACATAGCAAGCAAAACAGGAGTTGACGATGAAAATTACAACAGCAATTTCAGTGTTACAAAAAGACGCAGAATTTTTGGGCATGAACTTTTTGGACTTTATCAAGTTCGTCAAAGAAAGTCCTTTGGCACAAACTCAAAAAACTATGGAAGCCTATCGCGTATTTATGGGACAAGCCGTTGAGTTTTTCGCTTAATTCACCAATATTGACATCAATTCATTTTGGTGTTATAATAGTTACATAGCAAGCAAAACAGGAGTTGACGATGAAACAGAGCTACACCATGTACATTTACAAAGCAGACAAGCGCACCAAAAGCGGTGAGCGTCTGGTTAGTACTACTGTTTGGCAACATCGCGATGAAGCAGAAATGAAGCGTGAAGTTCGTGAACTGCAATACGAACTGTGGCCTGTGAGCAAAGGCTTCCGCATTGAATTTCATCCTAAAATGGTTACTGTGAAGAACTTGATGACTGGTGTAGATGTTCAAATTGATCGTGACACACCTTGGAGTTGCAACCCAGCTAGCGAATCATATTGGAGCAATTAAATGGAATACTTAGTTGAATCAACAAACTTGAAATCAAGGCGATTCCTGAATGCTTTGATGCCCTCGATGATTGAGCAACTGGGTTTGGCGAACAGCCGCCGTGCAGTACTAGTTTCAATCACAGACGACATTGATGAGGGCATGGAAGGCGCGACCATGAACATGGAATTCGCAGACTGCTACTTGGTACTAATTAAACAGCCAAAGCGGATAACAAAAACTAGCCTGCTAAACATGGCAGGGACATTGGCACACGAAATGGTACACGTGCGTCAACTTGCCAAAGGCATGATGAAGTTTGGTCCTAACCAATCTAGGATTTGGATGGGCAAGCGTTATACCAAAAAAACAAAATATTTGGATCAGCCGTGGGAATTGGAT